TTGTTCCTGCAAATTGAGCAAAATCAAACACTGCTCCATAAGCGGCTCCAATAGATGTGCTAGAACCACAGTCAACCACGCCATAAACAGCGGTGTTTAAACCTGTAATTGTGCTTGTTGGATTATTTGAAAATGATGTTTGAGCATAACATCCAAACATGTTACCACCTGATACACCTGCGGTACGTTGATTTACTGCGCCTACTACAGCTGCTACTGTGCCTGTGTAAGATGCTGCAGGGCGTACAGTAAAGTCGGTAAGATTATAAGCATTTAATGCTAAATCCGCTGAATCTAAAGTATCGTCTGAGGTAAAGCCTGCGCCCGATACAACTGGTCCCGTAAAGGTTGTTGTTGACATAATATTTTCCTTCATACAAAGTTAAGTCTATTAGTCTTGTATGCGTCTGCCGGGACAGTCTAATAAACCGGATATACCCGGATATTCAAATAATACATGAATGCATACTATTTGCAAGTATTATACAACAAAAAAGGGCTACGAAAGCCCTTAAATGCAAACAAGGTAATATCTAATTACTTGTTCATTACGTACATTGTTACTTCAAAGCCAAAACGCATTTCTGTAGCTGCTGGAGTTGTCCACATAATATTTCCTTTATTAAATTTAATACACACCGTGTGTATAACTACATATTACCCTAAATATTTGCCTGTGAAATACGTAAAACCATGAATAACAGGCAAAGAAAAACCCCACCGAAGCAGGGTTTAACTTATTACATCGCCAAATACTAATTAAGCACCTGGTGAACCAAACATACCTAATGGATCTGAGAATCCAAAAGAGTAACGTTCACGAGCTTTGTAACGAACATTGCCTGTATCAAAGTCACCATCCATAGAGGTTGATAACGGTGTACGGACAAAGTGTTTCATGCCGTTAGGTACATCAGTTGTTAAGAAATAAGCATCGGGATCTGTTAAATAGTGGTTAATTGTGTAACCTTCTGGAATAGATCCGTTGTTTTTAATAGCATTGATGTCATTGTCAGCTGTTCCTACACGTAATTCAGTTTCAAGTAAACGAGTTGCCACGAATTGATTACTTGATGCAACAACTAATTTACGAGGTTGAGCAGCAATTAAAAGACCACGCTCATCTGTCCATTGAGCGATTTGAATAACAGCGTTTTCTAGTGCTGTTTCGTTCAAGTCTGTTGGAGTTGCTTGCGTGTTGCTGTTTACACCGCCTGAAACTAATGGGTGAGATGTACTAAATAATGCTACGCCATCACCGCCAGCATTAACGCCGCCAGTAAAGCCATTATTTAATACTGCAGCGGCTTTAACTTGTTTTGTGTAAGACATAGCGCGAGCTAAAGCCTTTGTGTAACGTGCTGATAGTGTGTCATACAAATTATCTTCTACAGCTTCTTCAGTTAAGCTGAAGCCAAGAGCAATAGTTTGATGATTGTATCGAGCAGTAAAAGCTTCTTGAGCATTGTCATAGGCGATTGCTGAGCCTTCGTTTTTGACAGGTGCTGCTGAAAAGCCTGAAAGTTTTGTTTCTTCTTCGAATGAACGTTCTGAAGTCTCTGTTTCGTAGAGTTCTTTGTGTTCTTCGCCGTAACGTTTATACTCGAGACCGAACAAAGCGTTAAGTCCTGGGAGTAGCTCTTTAAGGAGCTGTGCGCGTGAAATAGCCATGTGTTATTCTCCTTATACGCCGGTTGAGTTATTGTACTGATGCATTGTCGCATTTATTTTAACAATGACTTCTGGGAAGTTATCAGCAGGTGTTGCAGTATCTCTAACCACATCAATAATACGAATAGGTAGAGTGCCAGATGTTCCAGTTGAATCTAAAATTGCCACTTTTGAATCACCAGTAATGCTAGATCCAGCGTTTTGCACTAGTGTAGCGTTATTACCGATTGCAGAAATAGTAACACCAGAAATAACGGTTGTACCAGAAACTACTGCAACTTGAAACAATGTATCAGGATCGTCTGCAACTACCGCAAATATTTTAGTTCCTGTAGCAATTGCTTGAGAAGCTGGATAAAATTGTTGTTGTTGTACTTGACCTGTTGATGAATTAGTAAAACTAACGCCTAAAAACACACCGCAAGGTGTAGCTGTAGTAGTACCTGTGTCTTTTTCAATTGTTCCAGTAGCAACACGTTTTACTAAATCGCCATAGAAAATGTTTGTAGCATAGCCACTTGCAATTTCCATTAAGCGAGTTGACCCCGCAAAGACTTGACCACCAATTAAATTAACCGGTTTTAAGCCATACGGAGCGGATATGGTTGGATAAGCCATAATTTTCTCCTTTAAAAATTTATATTATTTACCTTTACCAAATGATGTTGTAGATTTCTTCTCTGAGAAAAGAGGCATACGAGCATCATTCTGTTTCATAAAGCTGTTGTCAACTGCATCGGCTTGTTGTTTTGTTACTTTTTCATAGTGAGCCTTACGTTGTGCAACAAACTCTTCAGGGATCTTGCATAATAATAGTCCACCAATTTCAACTCCGTCTTTAAACCGAGCATTTTGGTCAACCATTATTTTCATTTCAGGGTGGTCCGCTAATTTAACGGGTTCCCATCCTTCACGCATCTTGGCAGAAACATTTAGATTATCAGCATCGTTAAGAAGACTAGTACGAATCCATCGATAAGCCCAACCAGGTACCTTTTTAAATTCAGGTAGTAATGATGCAGGTTTCCAGCTATCCGGTCTTTGAAATTCTTCTCTTGATTCTAATTCACGATCTTGTCTGTTTGTATTATCCATTTGCATTCTCCAATTTTAAAGTTTCTCTTGCATATTGTTCCGGTGTTATACCAAATTTCTTGGCTAACGCTACTTGTGTCTTCGTCAATCGTACTTTTTTAGGCGCGGTACTACGCGTTGCCGGAGCAACTACATTCGAAGGTTTTGTGCGCTCGGCGGGTTGGTCCTCGTCTAGCGTTGCATCCCCAAAGTTTTCTGGGAATCGTTTCTGCATCGTACTATCTATACGACGGTAATATTCGTCAGAAGCAGGACTGATCCCACTTCTAACTAATTTCTCATGTACGCCTAATGCAAGGCTTGTCATTTCTTCGTCTTTACCAAACCATTCGTTCTTATCTTGCCAAGCTGTAGCTTTAGCATCGGGTTTTGGAATTTGAGGATTAGTTTCCTGTATATATACATCTTTTTCGTCTGGTTGTAAAGTACTTTTATACTTAGGCTCATAATTTTGAGCTTGAGACAGCCGGAACTGAGCATCATTCATCTTTTGTTGAGCATCTATAATCTTATCAGTATCACCAGAATCATAAGCTTCACGATAGTCTCGTTTAGCTGAATGTAACTGTTGCTCTATAGAGCCTTTAAGCGTTTCAATATAAGTTAATTCTCCAGAACTTAAAGTAGATTTTAATTTTTTATTTTCTTCGGAGATTTGTTGAGCATATCTAACGGCTTCTTGACGTTCTCGGTCAGCAGATTCTTTCTCACGTCTTTCGTCATGATAAACTTTTCTAAGTTGAGCCATACGAGTTTTAACTCGATCTGAATACTCTTCTAGATTATCATTTTCTAAGTCTTCAACAAGATTTTTTGGTAGCGGTTCTTTGCCTTTATCTTGTGGAGGAGTGTCATCTTCTATCTCAAGGTCAAAATCGTCTGCTTTTGTTTCTACTTTAACTTCATTTTTTTCTTTTTCTTCAGGTAATTTAGTACCTGGTACTTCATCATCATCTGGATATTCAAAAACAATATCTCCATCTTTTACGTCAGCCATTTTAGTTCTCCTATGCGCGAGTATAGCCGCGAGGATCTTCTACAACCCCCTCAACCGTATCGTCGTTAATAATGCGGAACTCTCTTCCGTGAATTTTAAATCTAGTACCTGCGTATGCACGCGTTAAAACAAAATCGCCTTCTTTACACCATGGACCTGTAGGAAATCTGACTTCATCTTTATAAGCTAAGTCACCTACTTTGACTACAAATAAAACTACAGTTGAATGTTCTTCTATAGATTTAGCTCCAGCTGCTTTAACAATGCCACCTTTATATGTTTCCTCTGCTTCTGGAATTGCACATAAAATTCTATATCCTTTTGGCTCTGGTAGCTGTAAGCCCCGTTCGTCAATAGGTATATCTTCTGCATCTACTTCATTAACCGTTGGAATAATAATTGGTCGACCACTGGCATCAACTAAATTTTTATTCATTGTGAGTACTTGTTTACTCATCATCCGTCTCCATTTTCTGTGCAAGGTCTTTAATCAAACTTTCTGCGACGGATAGACCTCGAATATATCCTGTCATATTAGTGTAAGAAGCAAAATCTTTTGCCGCTCCATCTCCTAAATTTAATAATACTGTTTTGCGCTGATCATCTATTCGAGACAATAATAGCTCTAGCGTTGAATCCATGGTTTATTACTCCTGTGGTGGTTTATTTTTTTGATACGTTTGCACTGCTTGTATTCCTATTTTAGTTCCTTCTATAAACTGTTTAGACTGTAATTCTTTGTTGTCTTTTACAGCAGCAGCGCCTATTTGAGCGCCGGCAATACGTTCTTGAGATTCCATTTTAGCTTTATCAAGTTCAAGCCTAGCTTGTTCAAGTTGAATATCTGCCATTGTTTTTTGGGCTTTAATTTGAACATCTTGTTTTTTAAGTTCAAGTTCCGCTTGTTGCATTTGAACTATTGGGTCTTCTTGTTGTTGTTGCGCTTGTTGTTGTTGAACCTCAGCAGCATTCTTAGCCGCAAGTTTTTTACCTGCTTCTGCCATAAGTTTAGATAATTCAAACTCTATATCTTCTGGTAGTGTTTCATCAGGTTTAGGTAATGGAACACCTAATTGTTCTTCAAGTTGTTTTCTATATTCAAATGCAATGTGCTCATTAATATGAGCCATAGCTGCAGCTTGTAATTGTTGTGCCATTGGATTCTGACCAATTAACTGAGCAATTTTAGGGTCTTGCATAGCAGCCATATGAACTTTAATATGTGCTTCATGATCTTGATAGATAAACGCTTTAACAGGTTTACCGTTAATAATAGCCATATTTTCAGATACAGGATCTTTTGGTTTTTGATCGTCAGCAGATGGAATTAACTTGCCTATATTTTTAACTCCCAATACTTCTAACATTTGTTTATTAAGTTCTGGTAAGTCATAAATTTGCGGGTTGGCTTGAGCCATTTGCATAACTGCTTGATACTGCACAACTTTCTGTGACATTGTTGCAGCATTAGGATCTGATACAGGAATAACTTCACAGCAATCATAATCAGATTGTTTAGCTCGTCTATCACCTATTTCAGGTTCATAACTATATTCTTTTGGTGTGTAATCACGAATAATACCTGCTAATAATTTAAACTCTTGTTTCATTGCATAATACACACGCGCTTGAACTGCACTCATTACTTTTAATGTACGTTCAAGGATTGCAAGTGTAGTACCTACTGGAGAATTAGCTGACATATCAGATACTTTCATATCCGCAGCTGATGCAAATCTTCTACCTTCTTCAATAATTTGATTCATTAATTGATTAAGTACTTGTGAAGGTTCTTTATAAGGCAGCATTAAAATGTTGTCACGAATAGCACCACTTGGTACATCTACATCTCTAAATTCACCTGGAGCAATTGGAGTGTCATCTCCCTTAATGCGCAGCCCGCGGGATTTAAGTCCGCCTGGTAAGTTTGATAAGGTACCTGCGTCTACAAGTTGACGTAAGATCATAGTACCTGATTTTGCAAAAGCACCTATCAAATGAATTAAGCCAAAGCAATAAAAGCCAAAGCCTGGAATGTAACCGTAATGAACAAAATGTTGACGTTTTAATTGTTTCTTGTCATCTGGGTTCCAATTACGACGAATCGCTAAAATTGTACCTGTACCTTTTTCAATAGTTACAACATAAGGAAGTGCAATGCCATCTTTATCATCACCGTTTTCTAAATCTATATTAACGTGCATTTCTAATATTTTATAACGGTCATCTTCTGTAGGATTAAACCCTAACTTCTCAGCAATTTTTTTCTCAGCTTCATCAATATCTAAGAACGCTTCACCAAGATCAACATCTCTATAGAACCCTGCAACTTGTAATTTATGTAGTTCGTTTGGTGTCTTACGCATGACATGAGTTACACGTTCGGCAGTTAAAAGACTTGATGCGCCGTACGGTACAACTAAATCTTCAGCGGGAACATACATCGATACTTGACGTTCGATTGATGGATCATAATATACTTTTTTAAACGCATTACCTGAAAGTCCTAGTCCCCATAACATGCGTTCATGTTCAGGTCTATACTCAGGCATCTCTTCAGTCAGCTGATAATTCATGTCTTCTTTAACACGAAGTGCTGCCGCTTCTTTTTCGGAAGTTTGTTTACCTACAATAACTGTTTTTACAGGACCTGCAGCAGGGAAAGTCTCCATCATGGTTTCTGCTTGAAACTTAACTAACGCTTCAGTCATGAGTGGATGATACACATTACATGCACCTGCCCATGGTTCTGTTCTATCTTCTACTTTAAGACCTAATAATTCTAGACCATCTACATAAGTGGTCAACCAATCTTTTCTCGATGCTATATCTGCATCATACTCACTAATCAAATCACTTGACAATTCAGTCAGTTCGGCTTCAGACATATCCTCTGCTAAGTTATCATTAAACTCATCATCTTGTTCTTTACCTGGCACAATGGTAATCTCCATACTGCCGTCATCTAATGTAACAGATTCTGGATTCTCAATTTCAATGCTTAACGCATCCGTTTCTGGATTTTGTGGATCTTGATCTAATCCCATCGGAGCTTGATATACACTTTTATCTACATTAACTGCCATAATTTATCCTTTTATTCCGTGTCGTTGATTCCATCTATCTTCATTCCAAAACCATATACGTCTGTATCTTTTTGTGTCTCGTCTTGCATTCTTGTCTGACACTCGCATTTTAAAAACGCGCTTTCTTAAACTAAACAAACCTTTGACACAATAAACAATCATATTGAGTACAATCTATTTCTAGAACTTTTAAATTCTTTAATCTCATCTGCTTCATCACTAGGTAATCTAATGAACCCACCTTGTCTGAATCTCATCAGAGCTACAGTGGTGCTATCCACTTGGTCATCGTTAGCACCTGATGGAAAGTCATTACATTCTTCAATCAGATCATGTGCCCATCTTTTATCGGGAGCCCACACTATACCAGATCTAAAAAGATCTGACACAGAGTTAACTCTGGATATCTTATCTTGACCCTTGCCCGGTGTAAATTCTCCTAGCGGAATACCCATTCTCCTCATCTCTTGATAGAGAGCGGCTCCGTTAGATTTCTTTTCTACTATGAATGCGTCGGGTTCCCATTCCTTGTACTCAGCTAATACCAATTCTTTGAGTTCAGGAAACTCCATCCGTTGCTTAATGGCATTTAGTAGTATTATATTATAGTTATTGACTTCTTCGTTAAAAAAGACTCCCCACGTAGTTAACGAATTATAATCCGCCCTGTTGTTAGCTTCTTGGGCAGCATCAAGAGACATGATGGTAAATTCGCATTCAGGCGGATCTTCTTTTTCCCATATATTCCACCACTCTCTTTTAATTAGTGCACCCTCTTCTGACACTGGATTCTGCATGTATTGAGCATTCCAGTATCGTGCGTCTAGTGCAGCTTTTTTACTTAGTAGTTCTTCTAAACTCCAAAACTCTTCCCACAAGGGTTTCATAACTCCTTGTTTATCTTCGATAATTGCAGGAAACTCTACTACTTCCCAATCATCTACATCGTCATTCTTTACCATTTGGTTAACTATTTGACCTGTTAAGTCAAGCTTAGACCATCTAGTCATGACTACAATAATTGCACCACCAGGCATAAGACGCTGAATAGGACCAGACTGAAACCACTCCCAAGCAGGCATAAAAACATCCGAACGTCCAAGTTTGGCGTCTTGCTCTGAATGAGGGTCATCGATGATAAAAAGATCAGCGCCACGACCAGCAAGAGCACCCCCCACGCCGATAGCAAAGTACTCACCATTGTAATTAGTCCCCCATCGTGAAGCAGATTTACTATCTGCTTGTAACTCTACACCAGGAAATACATCTTTATAAGCATCACTACCAACAAGATTACGAACCCTACGTCCAAAGTTAATTGCCAAGTCGGCTGTATGCGACGCCATAATAATTTTCTTATTAGGGAATTTCCCAAGGAACCAGGCTGGAGCAAGATATGAAATAAGCTCACTCTTCCCGTGCCTCGGAGCAATATTAACAATAACTCGTTTCTTTTTTCCTGCGGCAATCTCTTCAAATATTTTAGCCAACCTAGCATGGTGCGCTCCAACCATGTAACCTGGATACACATGGTGTATAAATTCTAAAAAAGTATTTTGTCTTTTTTCTACCGACTGCTTACCTTCTAGTTCATTTAATTCTGTAAGCAGTTCTATTTGTTCTGTTCTAGGTAATAAACTAATATTATCTAAGGCTTTGCTTACATCAGCCTCGCTGAATCCTGATATATTAATAGCCATATTAAATAGAAGGTGTTACGTCTTTTGTAGCTTCAACTTCATATGTTGTGTCTATTGCTGATGTTTTTCCTAATATTTTGTAAAGCTTTGATTTAATTTGCAATTCTAAATCTTCATTAGTTAAGTTTTTAACAGTAATTTCAGTCTTTTCGGCGAACAAACCTACATCTGATATCTTACCTAGCAGTTCTAAAGCCTTTAATCTGTGTCTTGGGTCGGCTAATCCTGCATCTTCTATGAGTTTATTTGTAATAAACCGTCTTAATTGGACGGCTTCTTGTACAACTTGATGATCATAGTTTGAAAGCATGGCATATAAGTGCTGAACTGTTGCCGGAACGCTTAAAGATTTGTTTTGCTCAGCGGTAATCTTGTCCGTAGACTCAGGATTTGTAAAATTTTTGAATAATGCCTCTGCTTCTTTCTTTTCAGCTGAGGAAACAGGGATGTTTGCGCCTGCTTCATTCAAAACTTTCATAGTAGCAGCTGCAACTTTAATTCTTATAGCATCAATAGTGGGTTCTTCTGAGTCAAAATCGTCAGGCAAGGGCTTATTTGTTGTTGGAATGATTGTTATTGCCATAAAATGTCGCTGTTTACACCTTAGAAATTTATTTGCAGCTATTGCAGCTCAATATATAGCATAATTTGTTGTTATGCAAGCGTTTTTTAGTATAATGGGTACAT